AATTACTATGTTAAAATATGTTATTGCATTAATACTTACTTGTAGTTTTTTACTAACATGGGATAAATCTTTTGGTGTTGACATAAACACTGGGAATATATTAAATAACTCTACTTTTGGTACTGGTACTACTTATGACACTACTGGGTGGACAATAGATGAACATACACATGGCCATAATTATATGTCTGCAGGTGGGGGTAATGGCCCCGGAGGTTCTGTTGCGGCAGAAGAAAATACTGTAATAGAACAAACTGTAAAGTTGTCAGAAAAAACAAATATGACAACTCAAGAAATACAAAATGGTTGGTCTAGTACAATTGGTGCAGATATTTGGTATTGGAATACTTATAGTAATACCACAACGTTAAAACAAACTATAACTGGTTCTGATGGTTCAGTATCTACACAGCAAAGAGTTATAAATGATACTGGATGTGGTTCTATAAACTGTAATCAGTTTAGCAACTATACAGATACTCACATACAAGGGGCTAATACACAAACAGATTTTGATATAAAAGTATCAGTAGAAAACACTAATAGTTTAACTGGTCATTGGGGGCCAGATATAGATAATGTCACATTAAATGTTACTTATACTTCTATACCGCCTATTAATGAGGATACACAAGAAATTATAGATGATATTAGTGAAGACATAATAGATATTATTAATGATATTCCAGATGATTTTGATTGGGATAGTGATGAAATAGTATTTGATGAATACTCAGTGGGAGATGATTTCTATTTTGAAGACGAGTACACCATGGAAGAAGATATGTACTTTGAAGAATTTGAAATGGAAGAGTTGGATATAACATCCTTTGAACCACCTCCTATGTTTGAAGACTTTGAAGAGTTACCAGAAATGGATTTTGAAGAAATGCCTACAATGGAAGAGGTATTTTTTGAAGATGGATATGTAATGGAGCCACCGCCAATGATGACGGAGGAAGTATTTACAGAGGAGTTTGAAGAAGACTTTACAGATTTTTTAGAAGAGACTGGTATGGAAGAAGAGTTCATAGAGTTTCTTGAAGAAGAAGGCATAACAGCCGAAGAGTTTTTTGAAGAGATAACTGAGGAGGAGTTCAATGAAGAACTTACTGAGGAATCTTTTGACGAGTTTGAGGAACCATTGGAAAGTGTCGCAACGGAGAAAGAAAGCGTACCAGAGGTTATTGAAGATGAAAAAGAAACAATGGAGGAAACTACTGAATCAGAACCAGTAGAAAAAGAAGTAGCAAGTAATGACAAGCCAGAACAAGAAGATAATAACGAAGACAAATCCGATAGCAAAGGAACTGAGGAATCAGAAGTACCACCAGAAGAAGGTGGAGAGCAAGAAGATATACAATCGGAAGACAGAGAATTGGACACCGAAGACAGGATTGCTACAGATGTTGCAAAAGTAGAGACACAATTAAAAAAGAATTTAAAAGCTATAGCAAAGCAAATAGCTAAAACTACAAAAGAAACAACTCAAAACTTAACAAAAGAGGATTTATTTTTTAAAGGAAATGATTTAGATGCGTATAAAAAGATTGCATTTTATTCTGCAAAGGATATATATGAAAACACCAATATGGGATTATTTATGCAAATAGATTTATCCTCATATTCTGGAGAGATATATGTAGGTACTTCACTAAGTTCTTATGCAGAGAACGACCCAGTAGAAGTACATAGAGTAAAACTTATAACTATAAACATTAAAAAAAATAAACTACTAGCTGAATTGGAGGCATTAAGACAATGAAAATAATGGATAAACTTAGCACATACGCCGCATTATTAGGTGTTATTGGAGCAATTGGTGGGGGCTTTTACACATGGGGCCAGTTCAACTCACGCTTAGATGCGATAGAATCTACACCTCCAGTTAATTTAGCACCACTAAAAGAAAAAGATAAAGAGCTTAATATAAAAGTAGATAGTGCTTTACTATATGCTAATGAATACAAAGTAGATTTAATAGATAGAATTGCAAAAGTAGAAGAACAAATTAAACCTACAGATTTAACTTTAGTATTTAAAGAGATAGGTAAAATTAGAGAACAGATAGCTATGCTACCAGAACCTGCTAATCTACAGCCTATTCTTGAACAGCTTCAGATGTTAGAAGAATATGGTTGGGAATTAGAAGAAGATATTGAACAGCTAAGTACAGATGTTGCAATTATATCTAAAGAGAATGAAGTACAAGACGTTATGATTGAAGAAATCAAACTAGAAAACAGTAACCCATTAGGCGGATAATATGGCTATAAAAGATGATATAAAAAATGTACCCTCTTCAAATCCGTTTGCAGAAGACGATGTTTTACAAAATTTTGTACCTCCTGGAGTACAGACTGCGGATGTAAGAAAATATTACTACAAAGGAAAAGAGTATCAAGGTTCGTCATCAATGATTGGGGCTTTACAAAAGTATTTAAATAGTAAAGGCCAAGGCCAATTATTAACTTTAGATAATAGTGGATTACGACAAGTATCTCCTGGCGGGCCTATGCCCCCAGGCTCAGAAGGCGGACCTCAACTATTTCCAAATCAAATAGCACCACAACAAGGAACTCAAGACCCATCACAATTTATACAAGGTCAAGTAGGCTCTCAAGTTAGACAGCCTGGTCTTCCCACTGGGACTAGTGTTGGACAACAATTACAATTACAAAATGTATCTCCTGGAACAATACAAACTACACCGGGCGTACTAACAGGTGATGCTCCTGCGGCAGTTCCTGCACCAACTGTTGCTCCAACAATAACTCCTGCAACTGTAGGGACTGCGGCTCCAGTCTCTCCAACACAATTTCAAGAAACATTTAGAACATATACACCTACAGATATAGGGACTGCGGCTCAAACAACAGCAGAGCAAACAGCAGTAAATCAAAATGAATTAGTACAAGCACAACAAGCAGAGCTAACTGCTAATGCTACAGTAAGAGGACAACTAGCAAATATTACTTCGGATGTAGAAAATGCATTAGCACAAGGTAATCCTCTACCTCCATTTGCAAGAGGTGCACAACGAGTGGCAGAGGCGGCAATGGCAAAGAGAGGTCTTGGTGCTTCTAGTATTGCGGCAGAAGCTATAGCAGAAGGTGTGCTTAGAGCAGGCACACAAATTGCGGCGGCAGATGCAGAAGCCTATAGACAAATCATATTAGCTAATTTAAATAATAGACAACAAGCGGCAATACAAAATGCCCAAACCTATTTTCAAACTGACATGACTAATCTATCTAATAGACAGGCTACTAGTTTAACTAACTTACAAAATAGACAACAAGTATTACTGTCTGACCAAGCGGCTGATAATGCATCTTTACAGTTCAATGCAACAAGTCAAAAGCAAACTGATGAGTTCTTTGATAATTTACAAGCACAGATACAAACGCAAAATGCACAAAGAACAGATGCTATGAATCAGTTCTCTATAGCAGAAACAAATAAAATAAATGCACTTAATTCTAATAATGAAATACAAGTAGCAGAAGCTGATGCACAACGAGAGGCGGCAATCAATCAGTTTAACGCACAACTAGTTGACTCAAGACAAAAGTTTAATGTGGAGAATCAAAGAGTAGTAGACCAATCTAATGTAGCATGGAGAAGACAAATCAATACTGCAAATACTGCGGCAGTTAATGCGGCTAACCAAACAGATGCGGCAAACTTGTTAGGATTATCTAACTTTGCAATGTCTGCACTGTGGCAACAATGGAGAGATGAAGCAAGTTGGGCAAACACTTCATCAGAAAACATTGAGAATAGAAATCATAACATTACAATGGCGGCATTAGAAAGAGAAACTAATTTAATGTTTATGGATGAAGCATCTAAAAGTAAACTCAATCAATTAATTGGTGGTGTTATTGGTGACATACTTATTAATGTAGGCAGTAGAATAGAATAGGAGAAAGTACATAATGTGGGGTGAAATATTTAAAATAGGATTATCAATATTAGGAAAAAATCTTAGTGGCTCTGGGGATAATCAAGGGCCTGTAGACAGTGGCTTTGACCCAGTAAGTTTTGATAAGTTTGAAATGGGAATGTTTAAACCAGAGGGTGCATCTACAGTGCAACAACCAGAGGTATCTAATTACATAGCTTATAGAAATTTTTGGGATGATAGGCTTACCGAGTATGAACAATTAGCTAGAAAAATTGCATCAATATCAAAAACAGGATAAAGTATGAAATATGAAGAACCAACAATAAATCCATTTGATGCTCCTATTCCTGGGCAATCATTAACTGATACTCCTGGTAACTACCCTTGGGAACATCCTCCAAAGTACACAGATTTTATGGAAGCATCTACTTTTATATGGAATAGATTACACACAAAACCTAATACGAATAGAGTTTTAGCTTTAATAAAAACAGGAGTTCCTATAGAGTCTTTAACAAGAACAACTTTATTTAGTGGATTTACTAATGGTTTGTGGAACCCAGATTTAGCTCTAGTATTAGCACCTACTGTAGCTAGAATGTATGTGTCTATTGCAAAAGCAGGTGGAATAGAAGATATAAGTATAGATTTACCCAGAAAAAAAGGTAAGAGTATAGTTCAAGAGTTGTTAAAAATAAAAAATGGCTCTACAAAAATAAAAAAAGAAGTTATAGAAGATGATGAAGTGGTTAAAGGCCTAATGTCTAGAACAAGCGAGGAAGAATAATGGGATTTAATTTAAAAGGTTTAATGTCTGAGATAAGACCAAGAGATGTAGCTATAGGTACACTAACTAGAATAAATCAAAAATTTAGAGATGATAGAAAATTAGATGAGGCTAGAGCAGGCGTTGTGTACGATGAGTCTTTAAATATTTTAAAAGAATCAAATGAACAAGTAAATAATATAACTACTAATTTAAAAAGATATAATAGAATAGCTCAAGATTTTTCTCCAGAAGTAGCAGATTTTATGGCACAAGATGGAGTGTTTGATTTGTATTCTGATACAAAAGATTTACAAGCAAATAATAATTTAGATATTCAAGCTAGGCTATATAGAAATAAAGTATTACAAGGAGAATATACTCCGTCAGATAACCCTTATCTTGCAGACACACAATCACAATTATTAGAAAAACTTGAAGAAACTAAAGCATCTTTAAAAAATGCAAATAACATTCCAGAAAATACTTTTGCAATAGCATTACAAGAAAAGAAAATAAATGAACAAATTCAAAAGATAAAGTCTGGACAGGTCATAGCACCAACACAAACTGATGAAAGGCAAATAACTTTTACTAAAGTTAAAGCCTTCCCAGTGGGAACTAGTGGACAAATAAGTTCTGAAATAATTTATGACAATATAAAAACTGCACAATTTTTAAAAGTTAATTTTTTAGATGCAGAAGAAATGAATCGAATAGGTTTACCCGCAGTATCAGTTGAAGATGCTACTAAATTATTTGGTGGAGGTAATTTTATACCTACTTTAAATCAATTAGAAGACCAGTATCCAATGTTTGTACAAGATAAATTAATGGCGGCTAAAGGAGAAAATCCAGAAAGAGATGTAGCTAGAGTTATACAAGAGTACACTCAGTTGTATCAAGCTAATTTAAAAACACAAGTAGAGCAAAGGATAGATACTCTTGTGTCTCCAGATTCTATTACTGCATTTTTACCAGATAGAAAATTTGCTATTAGAGAAAAATATATAAATGATTTTATGTTAATAAATAAAGTAGATAGAAAAACAGCTATAAGTGCACTATCAACAGCTAGTCCAGATGGAAACTATCAACCAGATATTTTCTTAGCTTTATCTCAATAGTAATGGTTGAATACACATACCCTAAAATAAATTTACTAGACAAGCCAGACATCCAAAAGGATGTAGAAAAATCTTTAGTAGAAGAAACAAAAGAAGAAGAGACAGTATACCCAAATAAAACTTTTGTTTATCCAGAAAGTATTACATCTAATATTAGAAATCAAGAACCAGAAGGCGGTACTCTCACTGCAACTGACTCTAATGATGAAGATAATTTACAAACAGGAAAAACAAATGGATTTGCAAGGCTAGAAAAATTAGGAAACTTAACAGTGGGAGGATACAAATTTGCAGAAGCTGATGCGTACTATAAACTATTTGCAACTCCTGCGTCTTGGTTTTTATCTGATGAGACCCAGACGTTTGCAAAAACAGGATTGTTACCAGAAGACGCTAATAAAGCAGAACAAGTAAAAAAAGAAATAGACGGAACAATCTCTGGCTATATGTTTAAAGTTTATGATAGATTAAAAGATGAAGAAAGAGAACAAAAAATAAACATACTAAACGAGTATGGATTGCCAGAAGGTGGTGTAGCAGAAAAATTAGCTTTTGGTGTAGGTACAATACCAATAGAATTTGCTAAACAAATACCTGCTTTAATAATTACAAAAGGTAAGGCGGCTCCATCATTTGCTATAACAGAAGCATACTTTGCATCAGAAGAAGGCCCAATAGCGGCAACAAAAGCGGCGGCGTTTGGGTATACACTTGGTAAAATTATGGATGTCACTGCACCATTACCAAGACTACAAAGAATGTCAGTTCTAGGAACTGTGGGCTTTGGATTAGGTGGCCCTAGTTTTGAGGACAGAGTTGTTAGTGCGTCTTTATTTGGTGGCCTAGCTTTCTTTGGAGTTGGTAGACAAAGGGCATTGTATGATGATATTGTAAAAGACCCTAAAAATTTTAAACCAAAGGTAATGAATAAAGAGGTCAAGTTGTATACCAACATGATAAACAACAAGATACCAGATTCTCAAAAAAATTTTAATAAACAAATAGATATACAAAATAAATTAGTACAAGATTTAAAAGAAACTACAGCCCAATTAAAAAAAGATAAAAACAATAAAGAGCTTCTTGTAAAGCAAGGAGAGCAACAAGAATTATTAAATGCACAAATAAACATAACAAAACAATTTGATGCAGAAGGCTTTACTTTAAGAAAAGATAAAGCTCTTGTTGAAAAATTTAGAGATGAGGTAATAGATGGTAGACCTCTTAATGTAATTAAAAGAGATATGTTTGAGATTACTGGGTCAAAAGATATAATGAGACCTAAGTTTAAAGACACAGACCCTTTTATTGGTAGAGGTATTTTAACCAAACAATTAGCATTTAAAAAGTTTCCTATACTTAATGTATTAAATCAAAAAATTAATTTAATGAGAATTAAAATTGATAGGGATACAGAGCTACGATTAGATGACCCTACTAGACATGGCGTATTTTTAAAACCAGAATGGACACAAGGATATAAAATTGTAACAGAACAAGCAGGAAAAATAACTCCTGTAAAAAAAATATTTTTTAGTGAAAAAGAAGCTAAAGCATATTTTGATACTAAGTTAGGAAATAACCTAAAACCATTTTCAAAAATAGAAAAGACAGAACAGCTATTAATAGTAAAAGGAGACATGGTTCCTGCTACTAAATTAGTAGATGTAAAGATGGGACATGGCTCTATATTTTACTATTTAGAAAAACTATCAACTAATAGACAAATTAAAGTTAAAGATGCTTTTATAAAAGTAGAAGAAGTGTACTTGTCTGGTAAAAAGCCTCAGCTATTTGAACAAAATGGAAATATAAAACACAGTGCACTAAAAGATGAATTTAAATTAGATGCAGAAGAAGCGGCGGCGTTTTTACAAATACGCAACGGGCTTGATGATGTGTATGATAACTTAATACAATCTAGAGTAAACTTTAGTAAGGAAAAAATAGAAGTTGATAAACAGCCAAACTTCTTTCCGCATAGATGGAACGATAGATATTTAATTAGAGTGGGAGAAGGTGGTAAAAGTGATAAACTATTGTATATAGATTATGCACCTACAAAAAAGAAGGCTGATGAAATAGTAAATAAAATATTAAAAGAAGACTCTAATCTTACAGCTAATGCTAGACTAAATGACAACTATCAAAGGACAGGCTCTAAATTTTATAGAGTAGATGATGATATAAATTTACTTGCTCATTCTCAAGTAAACTACAAATCGCTAAAAGACTTGCCGGATAATGTTAGAAAAATTTTATTTGAAACAAAGAGAACTGGTTTAGTAGGAGAGGTAGGAGCATTAGGTAAAAAGAGAAGAGAAGGTAATTTTGTTGGAGGTTTTTCGGGAACAGCACCAGGCAAGAAAGGTTTAAAAGATTTTAAATTTGTAATAGAAAGTTATGTAAGAGGCTCAGTTAAAAAAACACATATGCTTGAGCTAGATAACTTCTTTAATAAATTTTTTTACGAACCAATTACCGATGCAAAAATGTATAATAAATATATAGCAAGAGATGGGCATCTTGTAAAAGATACTTTTTCTATATCTAATTCTTATCCAAATCAAACAGCAACAGCATATAAACTTTATCAAGATGCGGTAGGATTAACTCCTGCAAGTGGAATATCTAGCTTTATTAATAAACTTATTTTTGAGCCTACAAGTAAGCACACGGGAATTATGTTAAGAGATATAGATAATTTTTTTGGTAGACTAAATGCATACACAGCTTTTAGAAGTTTATTTTTTTGGAACGGCAGATTCATGGCGGCACAGGGAATACAACCCTCGCAAATAATTGTAGCTAAACTGCACACACTAGCAGACAAGACAGGAGGTGTTATTAGCCCTCATAGAGCATGGGCAGATTCTTTTAAAGATATGATGTTTGTTACGCCTAAAACTATGGAGTTTGTAGATGCTATGATGAAGTATGGCACTATAAATAAAAAGTTTATGAATGAGTTTTTTGGTGAAGCTATATTTAGAAAAGGTAAAGTTAGAACAGAATTTAAAAACGCATTAGAGAAAGGGGATTACGTTGGGGTAGCTAAAAAAATTGCGTACAATTTAAGTGGGTTAAATGCTACAGGCAGAATTGAACAATACTCTAGGATGCAAGCCGCATTTATGTTTAGAAATTTATACAAACAAATGGGAGTTCCAGAAAATCCTGCAATGTATAGAAATGTGTCTAACATGGCAGATATGTACATGGTTAGATACGATATAATTGATAGGCCTTCTTTATTTACTGAGAGAGGTCTTGGTATACTAGCTAAACCTGTAGGTTTATTTAAAACATGGCAACAAAATTGGTACGCACAATTTGGAGAACATTTAAGTAACGCAGTTAGAAGAAAAGAATACAAAGGATTTGGTGCGTTTTTTCTTGCGTCTACACTAGTAGCAGGAGTAACTCAAACTATAGGAATTAGAAGTGTAGATAGTTCAATTCAATTTTATAATACTGTAATGAAAGATAATGTAAGAACATTAAGTCAACGACTGTATGAATTAGGGTTACCTTCTGAAATGTTATTTGGTCTTCCTAGTGCAACAGGTTTAGATTTACAGTCTACATTAGGCGTACCTAATTTTGACCCTAAAAGTATTTTAAGTGTTCCTGGGTATGATATAATTCTTCAAGATTTATTTGTTGATGTACTGCCAGTTATATTTACTGACTTAGCTTCTAATGTTAGTGATACTATTCAATACACCACAGAAGAGAGAAGGGATGCTTATAAAGTCCTATTGCCTACCCCCTTTCATGCGGCTTTTGAATTAGCTTTTCAAAAAGAGGGAGACAAAACTTACTTTAATAAAAAAGGTAAACCTATAATTGATAGGGATTTTGATGATTGGTTTGCTAGGTTCTTATCTTCATATAGTGTAGAAGAAGCATACTTTGGTAAACTTCAATTTCAATATAATATATTAGCTAGAAATACTCAATACTCATATTCTTATTTAGCAAGAAGTGCGGCAGATAAATATTTTCATACTGGTAAAATACCAGAACATATGTTTATAATGGCATTAGATGATTTTGATAAAACCCCCGATGATTTTATTAAATCTATAAAATCCCATATGAAAAAAAGATTTGATGACTCTTCTGAAATCCTAATAAAAAAAGGAGCAGAGTATGATGTTCTCAGAGATTATATTAAACAAAGAACAATGGGATTTGAAACAAAAGATTCTATACCGCCTCTTAATATATTTAAAGGTGATGAGAACTTATTTTTCTAGGAGATAACAATATGAATTTAAAAGATACAGTTTGGTTTGTTGGGGTTGTCTTAGCTTTAGGTATTACATGGGGTATGACTTCACAACGTATATCTGCAATGGAAAATGACATCGACAGAATAGAAGAAGCTCTGGTTATGTTTACTAAAATGGAGGTAAGACTTGCAGTTATAGAATCAGAGATTAAAAATATTAACAAAAAGTTAGGAGATAACTAGGAGGAAATATGAATAAAATAAAAGAAATGTGGAATGGTCTAAGTAAAAAAGGCAAAATTTTTGCTAGTGCTATAGGCATTATTCTAATTGTAATTATATTTAGTTACATAGTATAAGGAGAAATAAATGTTAGGTGGGTTACCAGTAGAAATGATTACAATGCTAGGCTCTAGTGTGCTAGGTGGAGTTATGTCCATTTGGTCACAGAGTATCAAAGCAAAACAAGACGAGCAAAAAATGTTATTAGCTAGAGCTGATAATCAAATGAAACATATTGATAAAGCTAGAACATATGAGAACAAAGGTTTTCAATTTACTAGAAGAATTATAGCTTTAACTGCTGTATTTTTTATTATTGCTTGGCCTAAATTAGCACCTGTATTTTTTGATACAAGTGTGTATTTAACTTGGACAGAATTTTCTAGAGGATTTTTATTCTTAGTAGAACAAAAAGAAATAACTATGGATAAAGAGTTCTTTGGCGTAGTAATTACACCTCTGGATACCCATCTAATGTCAGCAATTATTGGATTGTACTTTGGTGGTAGCTTGGTTAAAAAATAGTTTAATAATAGTAGTATTTATGACAGAAACAAGTGATGCGTTAAATCAACAAACAGAAAGATTACAAACAAAAGAAATAGAAGGGCAGACAGTAGTTCTTGGTAAAGGCTTTGAAGAAAGCTATGTATCTCCATACATAAATGACAAAGAGGCTATGGATGTAATTAAACAAGAGTATCAAGAATCTAAGTATGGTATGAACAAAGTAGATTACAATGATATAGTTGTAGAAGATTTAAGTAATGATAGAGATGGATTTATATCTTACATGAAAGAACGAGTTCAAAGTTTGCTTGGCTATGGGAAAGAAAAAGAAAAACAAATAATTGAAGCTAGGCCTGGGCAACAATTTGATAAAGATAATGTTCCCACTGGGGATGTTAAAGTTGAAAAGGTAGAAACGCCTATAGTTTCAAAAGAAAAGCCAGATGAAATTAAATTTATGTATGATGCAGACTTAATTGCTAAAATGATTGTCACGGAAGCAGGTGATAAGAATTTAAACGAAGAAGAGATGTTAGCTATGGCAAACGTTGTAGTTAACAGAGCAAATAAAAAGACAGGGTTTAGTATTGGAAAAGGAGAAACTAGAATAGAAAAATTAATTAGAAGCGGAGACTTCTTAGGGGTCACAGAATTTGAAGACAGGTTTAATAATCCTAGAAAAACGCATGAAGAGAAGTATATAAAAGCCTTTAACATAGCTAGAGATTTACTAGCAGGTAAATTAAAAGATAATACTGGGGGTGCTTTGTATTTTAATCAAGACCCAATGTCGAACGGTAAAAAATATGGAGAACACTACTTTTATATAGACCCATATAAAGCTAGATAGCCTTTAATAATTTTTGCATTTCCGCACCAATATAATCTAATTCACTTACAGTATTTCTAATCATAGCCGCAATGGTGTGGGTGTGAGGGAAGTCTGGGTTGACCCTGTTAACCTCAGACACAAACGTATCTGGGCTAACATAGTCATAATCAAAACTAATAGTTCCATCTTTATTTAACTTCACTTCGAGGTTAATTAGAGTGGAACTATTTTTTTTTGGAAGGGTCGTCATTTTTCTTAACAAAATCTGGATTGATATTCTCATCCAAAGTTTTTAGATTTTTAGATAACATTTCTATTAGACCAAACACTTCTTTATAAGGTCTGGTAAATAGATAGTTTATAAGTTTCTCAACTTGTTCTCTATTTATTATGAAGTTCATCGTGTATATCTCCTGCTATTGCCATGTATGCGGCCCCATCTATAAAGGTATCCTCTGATACTTTACCTTGCTTTGTTCGAGCAACTTTAAGTAAGGCCATCATTACAGCTACATCTCTAGCTGTAAACTCTGTGTCTTTGTAGGCAGACCACAACTTTGCAATGTTATCATGGTTCTTTAATTTATTACCATACTCTTTTTCTCTGCTATCTCCTACATAACTAACTGCTTTCTTTAAAATATCTACGCTTTTCATTAAGCTATATTCTCCTTATTAAATAATTCTTTTAGTGGTATTAGGATACATTTAGATGCGTTTCTATCTCCTAACATTCTTGATTTATCCTTATATTTTTTAGTTAATTTTTTTATTCTGTCAATAGGAAATACTAATTTACAGTAATCTTTTTTACCAATGGCTAGTACATGTATCCAGTAGTCACATTTAGTAACGCTAATCCCACTGGGTTTACCATTACAGGCTACTTCAATAGCTATGTTACCTGTCTTTGCCCACCAGTCTCGTTCTGTTTTAACTTCAATCTTTTTATTGTAAAACATATTGTGAACTTGTTTCTCACGCATCTGTCCATACTTTAAATCAAGGTCAAACTTGTTATTAGTATTTAGTTTAGGGTTGGTTTTTTGAATTTTTTTAGCCATTCTTCTATGTCCACTATGTTGTTATTTTCATCTATGTCAGCATCATAAAGGTTTGCTTCCATCTGTGACCTAACTTTTAACCCTACTTCAAACACCATGTCTGGTTGATGTAATGCTAATTCACAAAGACCTAATGCTATAGTCTTTACTGCAGTCTTCTCTGCGGTATCATCTTCGTAACCTTTATCTATCCCACAAGCAAATGTGCTAGGAGATTGAGGAGATATAACTATAGTTATACCTTCCCCAAAATTATATTTATCTTTGCCATTGGCCTTATCATCCGACATTGTTATCCTCTCTAGGTTGATTAACTTCCGTATACCAAAACCATCTCGGATTACGGGCCTTTGATTGTTGCTGTGGTAGGAACTTTATCTTGTCACCCCAACAAGGTTTCTTGTAAGAACAGAAAGAACAGATAGTTCCAAGTTTTCTGTTACCAGTTTTTACTTGTCTAAATGTTTCCTCCTCATCAGTAAAGCATCTCTTAAACTCTTTACCATTAAGTATATGTTCAGCATTACGTTTAGCTAAACCTATTGCTTGGTCTTTATATTTACTATCATCAGTGGGAGGAGCAGTAAGTTGTATCTCTCCTGTTGATTTATTAATTACAATCCATCCACCAAAAGGTTTACCAAGAGACTCTGCGTATAGATAACCCTGGGATAAGTATCCAAACACATCTTCTTCTGCAACTTTAGTAAATCCTCCACCATCTTTTCCAAATTTTTTATCATAAGAAAAAGGGCTAGCTGATTTAATATCATAAACTTTACCATCTATTTCTACATCAGTGCTACCAGACATTTCTAGCTCGTCATGTATTTTATACTTTACTTTCTTTTGGTAGCTTTCTATATTTACATTAGATGCTTTCATCATAGCATATGTTATTACTTCTATAATGTCCCCAAACATATTTCTTAGTTTAGAATTATAAGGTTGCTCTTCAATGTCAGCACCCTTATTTTCTTTTTCCATTTGCAATTGGCATATGGGCCTACCAATGTTAGACATTCTAATTCTAAATTTTTTCTCTCTCTCCTGTGTAAATTGTTTTTTAAATGCTTCTTTACACAACTCTCCAAACTCATCAATAATCTCTGATGATACAGACACAGGCTCTTTACAAGCCTGTGCCAAAAAGTTCTGTAGTGTTTCAACTACATTGGACATGTTATGCTGATACCTTTTCTAAGATTTTTGCGTCTGCAATATCTTGGGTATTAGTTTTACTTTTGATAGCCTCGTTGTAACTATCCATTACACTAGCATTTTCTTTTTCCATAACAGCTTTGAATATATCCATAGTCTGATTATCTTTTGCAGAAAAATCAATCTGTGTATTTTCAATAGATGTCTTAGCTACATAGAAAACATTAGAGCCTGTCTTTTTTCTTTCAGTATCCAAAGATATATTATGTCTAAACATAATCTTATTTTGTCTACCAAGACTTTCAATGGCTAGTCCAATAGGGTTGTAATTCAATCCAGAGACACGATACAGAACAGGATAATCCTCAAGAGTTACATCATCTTTAGAAGCTGTCTTACCTTTCATAGTTAGTAAACCATAGACTAGGCGATATGCTCTAACCTTTTTTTGTTCTACTAATTTATCTGGTGTAAGATTGTCCCATTCTTTTCTGTTAACTCTACCACATTTTTCTGTGCCTTGTATATCATACTGGTGGGCATCCCAATCAGTAAAGATTATAGAGCGATTAGAATATGCTTGAGCCTCTTCATCGTACTTCATCCATTGAAACGCATTAATAAAAGGCCTTATCTTAACTGGCTTTCCAAACACGCTTTGTTCACTTACAGTATCGTAAGTTCTAAATACTCCCACTGGGAGTTGATTTCCCTCATCATCTGTAGCTTCTCTATTAATAGATAGCTTGGGAAGAAGAGGAAGGTTAGTGCCTTTTGACTGGCCAATGGCCGCCATAATATCAGCATTAGACATGTTGTCTATGTTTGATAATTCATTCATAAAATACCTCCTTTAAGGTAACATTAAAAATTTAAGATTAGATTATTAAAAGAACTTGTCAATCAATTTCTTCTAAGTTAAGCCAATCTATTCCCATCTTTACGTCTACATCAAGAGGCACATTAAAATCTATATCGTATCTAGACTTTAGTTCCTGCTTAACATCAAGACATCCTTGTTTTAGTATTTTACTTAGAACTTCTACTTCAGTCGGGTACACATCGACTACTATCGAGTCGTGAACAGTGTTTATTAATAGGCTCTTACACCCATGTTCTTTCATCAGTTTGTGTATGTTAATACACGCAAGAGGTACAACATCTGCTGTTGCAAATCCTTGCACTGGATAATTCTTTACTTGTGTTGGATAGTTAGATGCCCCCCAAGACATTCTTCTTATGTATGGAAAACAATACTGCCTCCCAGTGGGAAGAGTAACCATCTTTGTTTTTATTGCTTTGTTCTCTAATTCAGTATGCCATTTAGATATGTCTTTGTACTTATTTAAAAATGCTTTGTAGTATTTTCTTTCATTCTCTGTTCCAGACTTACCTCCATACAAAGGTTTAAATGTATGTGGCTTTGCTTCTTGTCTAGAACAACCAATAATATTTGCAGTGTATTGATGAACGTCTACACCATTAACAATATCCTCTATACCTTGCCTGTCTTGAGCTAAAAATACTGCGGCTCTAAATTCTAATTGTGCATAATCTATTTCCATAATCTTACCACCTTCAAACCTAGACCTAATTACTTGTCGTATAGGAAATGTTTTTGCTCTTGGTTGATTTTGAAAGTTAGGGTTTCTACTAGACAATCTTCCAGTAGCTGTAATGCATTGCATAAAAGCAGGGTGTAAAAAATTACCAAGCAGTGCATCTTTTATTCCTCTAACAAATGTACTTAGCCATACTTCTAATGCACCATACCTTGTAACTAATTCAACAAACTCTCTAATTAAACCAGAGTTATACGATGCAATCTTTTTTAAAGTTTCTTTATCTGTTTTAAATCCACCATCAGAAACATCGTTAGCAAACTTAGTTGGTATTTGAAATCCTGCTATCTGTTCTCTCTCTATGTACTTTACACCTTCTCCATTACAAGGAGAACACTTAGACATATTTTTGTAAGGGTTACCATCAACTTTAAATTTTTGTATGTAGCCTACGCCTTGACAAGTCTCACACTGCATTGCAGAAGTTTTATACACTGGCTCTGTCCATTTATTTACAATACCTTGAAAGTCTCTATCAGAATGTCGTGTTCTTTTCTTTTGTCTTCCTGTGTTTTTATCAATGCCAATGTTAAATGTTTCAGTCCAAACTTTTTTATCTACAACTTTTTTACTATAGACCATCCATGATAATTGTTCTGGGCTTGATAAATTAATTGGAGTATCTCCCATAACTCGTTGAATTATAGTTTTTATTTTGTTGTGTACTTGATGATACTCCGCAGTAAATTCTTTCTCTACCTTATCAAGTAAATCAGTTTCAATATAAATACCATTGCGTTCCATTTCTATTAAGACTAAAAGAAATTGATTCATCATGGTAATACTTTTTTGTAGGTGTGTTGCCTCTCGTAAGTTGTGTTGCTGAGAATCATATAACTCTCTTGTTATCTCTACATCTTTTCTTCCGTACTCTTCTAAAATATCTATAGGAATGTAACTATAATCTTTGCCACCTTCAATGTACTTATCAATTGTATCTCCAAGTTTCTTTCCTAAGTGTCTTCGCTTACAACACTCTGATAATTTTAATGATTGTTTTGTACCTCGTAGTAAAACATACTCAGTAATCATTGTGTCATAAACGGCACCACTGTATTTAAATCCTGCCTCTAACATCCACATCAAATCAAATTTTATATTATGTCCAACAAGTAAAGTAGTATTGTCTAGTAAGTCTTGCACCTCTTTAAAATTTTTAGAAGTGTCTCCGTTAAATTCTGTGTGATAAAAAAAATAATACTTATCGTTTATTCCCACTGAGATTAGTTTATTTTCTGGAACAAAGGGAGAAGGATTAAAGTTATTATCGTAAGTTGTCTCTATATCTACTGTTGTTATCATCCGCATTTCTCCTCATCATACACCTCTAACTCACTAATTAAAAATTTATATATTTTTTTACCATATATATTTTGATAACTTCTGTTTGTCAAATTAGGATTTTTTATAATATACGTATTTGGAAAAACACGTTCATTATTTTTATTTTTATAAGTTATATCAACTAACAAATTAGTATTTAATCTAAATTCTGCAATACCAATACTATTATCTTTCCATACTGGTTCTTTTATTTCATATTTATTCACTGCCACACTTCTCCTCATCTTTTACTTTACTACAATAAAACTCTTTAGCTTTATCTTGTTTTAACTTTTTCTTTTCTAATATTTTCTTTTTCTTTTCTGGGTTAGGACTATCTTCTAAAATAACATCAATTGCTTTTGCTGTTTCTTTTGCTACTATCAAAGCACAGTTACTACAAAATAAAATAATAAATAAAAATAATATCACTCTCATTTTTTTGGCTTTCTAAATTTTCTTCCTACAAAGAATACAATTAAATTTACTACTGTGTTTGTTGTTACCATAATTAATAACCACCATTGCCAAAACTCTACTGCCATTAGTCTACAAACCTAGATAGTTCTACCTGTAGCTGTGTAGTTACTACACCATGCCAACCAGACATTTTGTTTTTACTAATAGATAAATGTCTTTCAATAGATGTTTGTTCTAAATCATCCTTCTTACCTATACCTATAATCAAGTCAGCCTCTGCGGCTTTACCTGTCTTTGAGTTCTCCATCATATCAAATCCTATCCTCTCTCTATCATGAGCATCAGCACTTGCCTGGGATACACCTATCACACAACAATTTCTACGCTTACATAATTCTCTAGCTTGTTTATAAATCTCTCTTAGCTTTTCATCTTGTCTGTTATACATACCCCCAACATTTACTTTATCTAACTGGTCAATGATAAGTAAGTCTGGATTGTATTGTTCGCAGTGGGCATCGTAGTCTGACATATCCCAATCAACAGTATCATATAGCTTAATATTGGTACTAATCTGAGACCATTTTTCTTTAGCTAACTCAATATCTGAGGCAATTTGCTCCCTTGACATACCACAACACGCAGTAATTAGTCTCATCTGTGTACGAATTGCAGGCTCTTCATTAACAAATGCGTGTACATTTATATCTTGATGGGCAAATCCGTTCTCATTTGCAACTAATGAAACCCAGAAAGCTGTCTTCCCTGTCTCTGGTCTTGCAAATATTATTCCAAAATTACCTTTACCTATGCCGCCTATTCTATCTTGTAGTTCTCTAATATTAAAATGATAATGATTAGATGTATCAACGCCTTGCATGATGTCTTCTATCTGCGTAGACACTGGCTGTATTTCTTTTTCTTTTATGTTCTCTATATCATTTAAGTATGTGCGAATACTGTGTAAATTATGTGTCTTACCATTGAACACATCTGTGGCTAAATTGGCTAAATCCTTGGCTTTTTCTCTAATATAAATTCTATTTAATGTGTCCTCAATTGCACTCCCACTGGGAATATCTTGGCTACTAATTATTCCTATCAAGTCTTCCATGTTTCTTTTGTTGGCAGTAGTAATCATGGGATTGTATTTATCAAAATGTAATGTGCGTAACGTATCTGTATCTACAGATTCTATCTCTGGATATTCTTCATATGCTTTTGCTAATGTTTTATACAGTTCAAAAGAACCATTAGTAAAAGTATTTTTATTTATTTTGTTTTTTGTCCTCTGATAAAACTCTTTGCTCATCAGAAGTTTTAATAGTTTTCGCTCTAACATCCGCCTCTATATTGTTTAGTATTTTAAGTTTCATATTGCTGTCTTGAAAAGTGTCTGCCAACTGTATCAATTTAATATAGTTATCTAACTTTTTTTGATGGGTACTTGTCATTAAATTCACTTACTCTCATTGTTCTTGCATCCTCTCTGAATTGCTTTATCAATTCTTTATTGCGTGGGTTCTTTATATCCAGGGCCTCTACCTCTGGGTCTTTAACAAAGAAGTGAGGATGCTCTGGGTTATCCTCTATCTTATGCTCTGGTTTAGAAGTATCACTGAGACCCTTCTCTATTAAACTAAAAAAATGTTCATGCTTGTGATTAATTATTGTGCTGTCTTCAAATGTTATCTCCCAATCAAACTCATCAATGTCGTTTAGTTTTCTAACTCTTACTATCTTTTTCATATCTCCTCGTTTTCTTTATGGTCTCTATTATTGCTCTTACTTTTTTTGTTAATGTGTTTTCTTGTAGTCTCTCTATTTCTTTTTTTCTATTCTTCATTGTCATTCTAGGTAAGTAACATTCCAATGTAGTTTTTCCGTCATCACTAGAACGTAACCAAGTGTGCAAATAATTAATATCAAATCTTTGTAGCACTGTTGGACTTGCTCGGCCAATTTTAATCTTAATTGATTTATTTCCGTATGGCTTATAGCAATGATGATACTTCCTATCAGTCCTAATATACCAGAAATATGTGCCACAATTAATTAGCTTCCACATTCTTATTGATAGTTATTCCCACTGGGATAAAAGGTATTAGTCCAATCTTCTCAAAGTTTTTAGCCTTGTCTTCAAAGTCTTCTCCAAACAATTGATAAAGACATTCTTTTTTAATACTCTCCCACCATTTCTTTGTGTCCCATTTTCTAGGGTCTTGTATGAGATAGTAGTTTGTAAAGGAAGACCTAAACCCTGTTGGGGACATAGGAAGTCTATATTCTTTTTTCTTTTTGTAAGTTGTAATACCATCCTCATCGGTAATTTCATCACACTCTTCGTACTCTTTAGACTCGTCTCCATATATTCTTGATACATCTGCTAATTTTTTATTTATAAATTGATGATGCAATTGGTAACGCCGTTCATCCCATATCTCATCCATCCATGATACTTCTGTGTAGACAAGAGATGAAACGCCAAATAATTTTATCTCTGATACAACATGAGACCCCTTATAAAATTCATACTTAGTAAAGTCTGTCATTGAAAAAGCTCCTTCAGTTCTTCTTGATTTAAATACTTAATATCATCATCTAGTATCTTAACTTCTGTATCTACATAATACATGAGTTCATTGGCAATGTCAAAAGCCTTGCTTGTTGCATCCTTATCAAGACACACATATAATTTTTTAAACTTTCTCATCGTGGGAATGTAACTTTGTTTAAGACTAGTTCCAAGGATAGCAACCCCAGTCATGTTAATAGAATGTAAACGACAAGCAGATATACAATCCTCTACAATGACTGCTGTATCATAGTTGCCTACAACAAAGGGGTGGGTTTCATTGCCATAAATATACCACTTAGGTTTTTCTTTTCCCAATGACCTGCCAATTGCATTAACATACTTGTTATCTTTTTCTATAGGAAACACTAAACGATTTTGTTTTACATCATAATAAAAAGATAAGTATCCCTCTTCCCATAGATAAAAAATATTATATTCTTTTAATAATAATATAGAAGCTGTGCTTGT